CCTGATATTTCAACAGGATTGTATTTTAAAATTAATGACTCATTATATTCTTCTATTTCTTTTCCTGTTAACTTATTTAAGTTTTTATTAAATGCTTATGTGAAGGTAGGAGTATTTTAGACATCCCTTATACTTAGTATCTTTAATAGTTTTACATTCTATTAAAGTTTATATAACTAAGTACGGCAATATGACGATATGCCAGACTTTATTTTACCTACTTTACTTCTTTGTGTCATTCACAATTGACGAGAATTTTAATGAGAAAATTCGCTCTCGCCATAGAGATGACTTTTCATATGCATCATTTTCTGAAGGTGAAAAAGCTCGCATCGATTTAGCTTTAATGTTTACATGGAGAAAGATCGCTAAGCTTAAGCATAGTACAGATGTAAATCTTTTGATCCTTGATGAAATCATGGATGCATCATTGGACGAGCCGGGACTGAACGCATTAAAAGCAGTATTCGATACTATGGAATCAGACAGCAACATAATTGTAATATCTCATAGAGGTGAGGTAAAAGAGTCATCTAACTTCAGTAGATTGATCAAGGTGTATAAAAAGGATCTCTTTACTCATGCTGCTATAGAGACTTAAGTGTATATAAATATAATAGAATACTACACGAAGGAACCTTTTTATGTTATCTTTTATAGAATACCTTAATCTAAATGAGGCGGCCCGCGAACCGGAAACAGACGCAGAAATTCTTACAATTCAATTTCTCGAAAAGCTGGACGCCGCAATTCAGGCAGTGGATGTTACTGAAAGTTCAATCAATACCAAAACGAATAGTAAGACGATTTATGTTGACCAATACATGCTTGGTCATTTGCGAACATCGTATACAGCCAAAGCAGAAGAAATAGTTAAAGCAGATCCTGAATGGGAACTTGCTGCAATTTCAAAACCAGCTCGTATTGGTAAGGACTTAGCTCTTAAACACCCAAATATCGAGAAGACTGTTTATATTCAGAATCGTCCAACTGCCGGATTCAAGTCTGATGGTGATCCCAATGAATTATTTTCAGCAGCTCTTGCTCTATTACCTAAAGTGCCATCACCTGAAACACCTGAAGAGTTAGACGCGATCATCGCTGAATTACAGAAGGTTGTAAAGAGTGGTAAAGTTAAGGGTGCTACAGCAGGTCAAATCGCAGGTATGACTGCTGATTATGGAAATCTATGTGCGGCTATTTCATCTGCAGCAACTATTCCATCTAAGTATCAGGGCGCTGATATGGTGTACCTTACCGGTCAAGCTTGGGATGATGATGTAAAGCAATTTCAGGTTTCAAAATACGGAATGAAGGATTTTAACTCGTCTGACTATATTATCAAAAAGGGTGATAACTTTTTAGGTGTATCACTCAAGAAAAAGGGCTCAGGAAATCAAGCAGATCCTACTCTGATTAACAAAGGGTTTACTGGTTTGGCCGCTGCTCTCAATGAGTTGGATGATAACCCAAATAAAGACCAACGCCTTGCTCTTGAAAAACTCGATGACCAGATTGCATTGTTTTATGCTGGAATGATTATCGATAACGTTGATAAATTCCAACCCGCCGTTAAAAGGGAATTGGAAAGCATTTTATCTAAAGGTAAGAAATCAGCGATGAAATACCTTATTGGAGGTGGAAAAAAGCGTCCTTGGAAAAAACTCGTTAACGGCCTAGATAATTCTGTGATCAATGCAGCATTGAAATCTCAACGAAGTGTGTTGAAAACTATTGATACACTGTTCAAAGCACAGGCTAAGCCTTTTGCCGAAAGTCTCATTAAACTTATCTTCAAATCTGAGTTAAAGGATTTACAAAAGGTTAACTTTGACTTTGCGCTAGTAACGGGCGTCGGCCGATACTTAAAGATGGGCCCCGTAATAGCGAAGGGTGAATACAAAGACGTCGATACTATGACTACGATTCTTGATGAATTGCTGGGTAAAGGCAAAATCGAAATGCGTCAAAATCCAGATGTTAAGCAGGCATTTCAGCCGGGAGCTACATCCGCAACTCTTTCGTATATTTTAGTAGTCGGAGGAACACCTCTCTTGGATATTACTATTCGATACAAATGTGACTTTAGAAGTTCACCATCGATCATGTCAACTATGCGCTCAGAATTTAAAGCGCTATTCCACTAAGAAAATAAAGGAACATAATGAAATCATTTTTAGAATACATAGCCGAAGCATATGGCGACGGTAAGAACACCCACATGACACATATTGATGACCTTGTACTCTATGGAGGAGTTAAAGGTATACGTAACGCAATCAACATGTTAAGGGATTTGCGAGATACCTTGGCAGGGAATACTGATTCCCCAATTGATCGCACAGTTAAGTGGGACGGAGCGCCTGCAATCTTTGTTGGGGTTGATCCAGCCGATGGTGAATTCTTCATCGCGAAGAAGGGATTGTTTGCAAAGAACCCTAAAGTCTATAAGTCAGAAGAGGATATTGATGCCGATACGTCAGGGGATCTCGCAGAGAAACTCAAGACAGCCTTTAATGAACTTAAGGACACAGGAATAGTCAATATTATCCAAGGGGATTTAATGTTCACTAAGAGTGACCTGAAGGTCGAGATGATAGATGACGTCAAGTATGTTACATTCCAACCAAATACTATCCTATATGCGGTACCTGTGGATTCTGAATTGGGTAAAACCATTAAGAAAGCCAACATGGGTGTGGTATTCCATACTACATACACCGGTCCATCTCTAGACAGTATGAAAGCTTCGTATTCTGTTGATTTGTCGGGTATTAGTAAGAAGCCTTCGGTATGGATGCAGGACGCTTCATATCACGATTTATCTGGTACTGCTACATTCACAAAGAAAGATTCGCAGGAAGTAACAAAGATTCTTTCTCAAGCTGGTACGATTTTCCGGAAATTGAGCTCTGGTATTATTAAGGAGTTGGAGAATAACCCTAACTTTGCACGTCAGATCGAGCAATACAATAACACATTGGTTCGTAAAGGTGAGCGTATTACCAATACTAAACGTCATGTTCAAAACATGATGGGTTGGTTCAACGCACGTTTTGACAAAGAACGAGATAAGCGTAAATCTGAAAAGGGTAAGAATGCAATTCTAGCCAAGCAAAAAGAAACTATGGCATTCTTTTCGAAGAGTAATCAGAAAGAACTTGATAAGCTATTCCAATTGCAGAATGCTATTGTAGAAGCCAAGATGTATATCGTTCGTAAGATGAATGAGATTCAGCAGACTAAAACGTTTGTTAAGTTACAGGATGGTAGTTATCAGGTGACAGAGCCTGAAGGTTATGTTGCAATCGATAAGAAGGGAAATGCAGTTAAACTCGTTGACCGCTTGAACTTCTCGTATTTGAACTTTTCGCCAGACATTCTGAAAGGATGGGAGAAATAATGAAACTAGAAGAAGCAGTAAGAAATGTATTGACGGAAGCCAAACAGAAGATTAAAGTTGGTGACAAATTCAAAGTCGATATGGATGATAAGATGACAGTAGTCGTTGTTACTTCTTTGAAACCAGATACCGGCCGTCGTGGAAAGGATGTTCAAGTTCAGCTTCCTGGGAAAACTGGAACATACGATTCTGCTTGGGTTTATGATATAGATGAGCTACAACCAGTAAACTAATATGAAATCATTCATAGAATTTCTGAACGAAGCTAAGACTGTATTTGATTATCTTCTGTTTCCCCCAAAAGGGAAAGAGTTAGAAATCGCTAAGGAGATTTCGAAAATGAAATCTAATCCTCGGTATGTTTACCGAGGTATGAGTATGCTCGAGTATAAAGCGCTAAAGAGTGAAGGTGTTATTAAGTCATTGGGCCAAGGGAATACACGTGGTGGAGATTCACCATACGTGACAGAAGACATCCAGCTCGCTGGGCGTTTCGCAATTAGAGCATGGAAAGATTATAAAGAAGGCGGAGTGTTAGTTACATTTGATAGAGATAAATTGCCAGCATTGCGTCCAGCCGATCCTACGAATTTCCGTGTCGACTATTTAGTTGCAGAGGCAATCAAATATAAATATATTCTAAGGTGATGGCGGATTAAAAACTTCAAATGTATAAATACAAATATGAATAAAGGATTTGTTTATATTTGGCACGATACCAAGCGTAAAATGTTTTACATCGGAAGTCATAAAGGCACTGAAGATGACGGCTACATCTGTAGTAATAAACGTTTACAAACAGCGTATTCTTCACGGCCGGAATCATTTAAACGTCGAATACTAGAATGGGTTACATTTAGCGATCATGGTGAATTACTTTCTAGAGAAAATTATTGGTTAAGTATGATCAAACCTGAAGAGCTATGCTATAAGCGGTATTATAATGAAAAACGCGTAGCAGCTGGAGGTGATATTGTTTCTACTTTACCTGCATGGAAAAGGAATCAACATAAACAACGTTCAATTGAAGCCCGACAACGAGGATATAGAAAATGGTTAGATGGTGTCCCATCAGAAGAACGCACATCACGAGCTAAGCATGCACGATCGTGTGTTAAACATCCTAGAGGCGGAGTGTTTTTTGGTGAAGACAATCCATTTTTTGGCAAATGCCATTCAGATGAAACTAAAAAGAAAATGTCTCAAAGTGCTAAACAACGAAAGCCATCACATATTAAAAAGTATGAAATAGTTTTTCCGGATGATAGTACTGAAATTCATTTGGGTATGCAGAGTATTAGAGATAAGCATTGCTCCGTCTCTCCATTTAAGTTTGAAAGGTTTATAAATACAAATAGAGAATGTAATTCGAACAGAAAGACTTTTAAGAATCATCCTCTAGCTGGCGCTATTATTAAGGAATTATCATGATATCATTTTCACAATTTAGGGAAGAGACTACAAAGACGGTTACCTTTGCCTTTGGCAGGTTCAATCCTCCTCATACTGGTCACGAAAAGCTTATAAAGAAAGTTGCTATAATAGCGAAGGGCGGAGACTTTTTTATCTTTCCATCTCAAAGCGAAGATCCAAAAAAGAATCCCTTACCTTTTAAAGACAAAGGAAAATATCTAAAGAAGATGTTTCCGAAGTATGCCAAAAACATAATGATTGACTCATCCCTCAAGACCCCCATAGATACCATTATTAAACTGTACGAAATGGGATACACCAAAGCGCAGTTAGTAGTTGGTTCTGACCGCCTGAAGGCGTTCCAGTTCCTTGTTAAGTACAATGGTGTCGAGTCCAATGGGAAGTATTACAATTTCCCTGATGGTATTGAACTAATCTCTGCAGGTGCCCGCGACCCAGATGCAGACGACGTCGTCAGCGCCATGTCCGCTTCCAAATTAAGAGCCGCTGCCGCGGCCGGTGACTTTAAGTTATTCCAAACTGGGATGCCATCAGGATTCAAAGATGCAGAAAAGCTTTTTAACGATATTCGTAAAGGAATGAAGATGAAGCCTATTAC